AACCGAATGGGTATGGGTATGAGTAATATGGGTAAGAATGCCGCTGCTCTAGCAGGTAAGATTCCACCCGGACCAGGAACTTATCCCGGTGGTATTTACGATCCACAGGACGGTACTCCCCCACAGGAAGTAGTTCCAGAGTGTCCATTCCCAATGCCGAAGGGATCTAGTTATAAATGGAATCCCCGCACAGGACAATGGGAAGTAATGGGACCTAATGGATATCCATTATTCTACTACGCTTATCCGCCAGGAAAATGGATGCCTACAATGGCTGGTGGATCAATGTCTGGTTGATTAAACGATAACTTAACAAAAAAGAAGCACTCCTCTCGGGGAGTGTTTTTTTATAAATAGAGTAGGAGAATATAAATGACCACTGAACTTCCAGGTCTGTCTTCCAAAGTCTCACAAGACATCACAGTAAGACAACCTTCAAACACAAACTATATTCAGAACACAGGGTTCTTCTTTAACATTCAGAGACTCCCCTCTGTTCAATTCTTTTGTCAGGAAGTTAATCTACCAGCAATCAACTTTGATGCAATCATTCAACCCACTCGTTTCATCAACGTGAAACACCCAGCAGGAAAACTAAACTTTGAAAACCTTGAAGTCACTTTCATTGTAGACGAAGATATGGCAAACTGGAGAGAAGTGTTTGAATGGTTGAAGACTATAGTTCCCATCGAAGATGCAGACGATCAGATCTCCGCAGACGATCACTACTGCGATGCTACACTCACCCTACTCAACAGTGCAATGAATGAGAACCTCAGAGTCACATTCAAGAACTGCTTTCCTACTGCACTCTCAGGACTTCAGTTCATCACCACACCAGGCGAGACTGAACCACAAACAGCAACCATGACTTTGACATTTGATACATATGAAATAGAAAAGGTATAATATGTCAGAGTACGAAGATTTCGATTTTGGGTTCACTACAGTAGACGCCGACGAAGTTGAAGGTGGTGAAGATAAAGTAACCGAGGCGCAGATTGCGAACGAAGTAGCATCCGAAGTATCTTCTTCCCTACTCGAAAAGATTGACGAACTAGAAGATAAAGTGATGGACATCATGGAGTCTATTCAAGTCCAAAAAGAGGACAAAACAACTATGGAAGAGATTGAACAATTGATTCTACCTCTTCTCTACAACCTACTAAAGAATCCAGAGAGAGAATATATCTGCTGGCCTAACCGAACAGAAGTGATTCAAAAGCAGATTGATAAAATTCTGCAACTTACAAGGAAATAGAAATGTCAGATTTTAAACAATACCTAAGAGAATCTTTACAACTTAAAGAGCAATCTGATTTTTCCGCTGCTCCTATCGCTGCTCCTACAAACACACCAGATTTTAGTAACACAAATCAAACTTTGCCTGGGGTGGGAGATGGAATGATGGATATTCCCCATTGGTGGCAAGGTTGGCAAAACATGGACCCAGGCCTGGAAATAGTCCCAGTGGGTGATGGTACATATGTAATTTACCACCCAGTTCGCGGTTGGGTAGTAGTTGACTCTGAAGGAAACATTATAGATCAAGGAGAAGGTGGTGTACCAGAACCAGAAAATCCAACCGATACTCCACTTGAACATGATTATAATGGAGATGGAGTTGAAAATATTCAAGACATAATTGACAGATTAAATGCTCCACCAGAAGGTTGGTCCGGAGAGTGGGACGGAGGTCAGTATGTTTATCCATCGGGTGAACCCGGATTTATTGGTAGAGATATGGACGGAGATGGTCAAATAGATATATGGTATCCAATTTGGGATCTTCCCGGAGGATATGATTTCAATCCATCTGGTATCGATGACGGCGGGTGGTATGACGTAGACGGGGACGGCCGTCCAGATGATCCCAATACATACGAAGATATCCCAGACGATGATCCTTATGGTGAGGCCGGGTTTGTAGAAATTGATCTTGATGGTGATGGTATCGTTGATATATTAGTACATCCAGATGGAAGAATAATTCCTGCCGGGGGTGTATTTGGAGATCCTGGCGATAAAAAATAATCTCGGACATTTTTTAATTTGACTTCTGGTTTATTTGTGGTATACTTTGTACATGGACATAAGCAAAATTAAACAATTAGTGGCAGAAGATATGCCTATCGACGATACCGAACTTGATATCGAATCGATGGCTATTCCTCAACTTCACAGCAAGTACCTCAACATCTATATGGACGAGAAACTTCTCCTCCAGAAAATCAACAGCGACTACTATAGGCTGAAGAAGATGAAGTGGGAATACTACACAGGGAAACTAGATCAGGATCAACTTGATGAATATGGCTGGGAACCATTCCAACTAAAGATTCTCAAGCAAGACATTGATCTATACATGGACTCCGACGAGGATCTACAGAAACTCATTAATAAGCAAACATACCAGAAAGAAAAGATTAACTATCTGGATGCCATTCTTAAGTCTGTAAACAACAGACAATGGAACATCAAAGGTGCCATTGAGTGGAGAAAGTTCATCAATGGACAGTGAGGTATCCTCGTTACTAGACAATGAGGCTATGTGTCGTATATACCTGAGACATGCCTACCAGTATGCACAAGCATATAGCAAAGATCCTTCTACTCAACTCGGAGCAATACTCGTTCAGAAGGGCTCAGGAGTCATAGGATGGGGCGTGAACGCTTTACCCAGTGGTATTTCCGATTCGGAGGACAAGTGGACTCCCCCACAGAAATATCGGTATATTGAACATGCAGAACGGAATGTAATATACAAATGTGCTGAACGGGGTATATGTACAACGGGACTTGTGATGTATTGTCCTTGGTTTGCATGTACCGATTGTGCAAGAGCCATTATACAATCAAAGATATCAGCAGTCGTTGGACATAAGCAGATGTATGATCTCGTCAACGACAGATGGAGCGAATCCGTCAAACTTGGTATGGACATGATTGAAGAGGCGGGAATACATACAAAACTGTGGGACGGAAAAATAGGAAATAATGTATCTGTTAGAGTAAACGGAAAAGATTTTCATCCATAAATATTGTAATGAGCGAACTTGTCATTACAAACATCGATGCAGTTAACATTCATATTGAATGTGATAAAAGCACTGCAAAAGAACTTTCCGATTTTTTTACGTTCAAAGTTCCCGGTCATGAGTACATGCCTGCCTTTCGCAATAAAATCTGGGACGGTCAGATCAAACTATACAACATTTACAAGCAAACCATATACATGGGATTGTATGATTACGTTGTTAAGTTTGCCAAAGACAGAAACTACAAAATAATAGAACCAGAACCGATCATATCAAAAGGTTCGGTAAAAGAAGAACACATTCAAAAGTTTATCAACGAACACCTAAAACCAGTTGCAGGTGGTAGTTCTATTGAAGCACATCAACATCAAATCGAAGCAGTCACTCACGCTATCAATAATAATCGATGTCTTCTTCTATCTCCAACAGGATCCGGTAAGAGCCTAATCATCTATGCACTGGTTCGGTACTACCTTGATATAATTCCACCGGACAAAAAAGTTCTGATCATTGTTCCTACAACATCTCTGGTTCGTCAGATGCTTTCTGATTTTGCTGAGTATTCATCCAATGACAAATGGAAGGCAGAAAAAAACTGCCACTGTGTATTTGCAGGTAAAGATAAATTGTCTAACAAAAGAGTAATCATCTCTACATGGCAAAGCATCTACAAACTTGGATATGAATATTTCTCTAACTTTCATGCTGCGTTCGGTGATGAATGCCACTTGTTTAAGTCGAAGTCTCTCACCACTCTAATGTCAAAATTATTAGAATGTCCATACAGAATAGGTACGACAGGAACCTTAGACGATTCACTCACACATAAACTTGTGATTGAAGGTTTGTTCGGTAGAGTGCAACATGTTACCACTACCAAGAAATTAATGAACAAGGATCTTCTGTCTAAACTAAAAATCGATTGTCTTCTTCTTAACTACCCAGAGAAGGTACGTCAAGAAAATAAAAAGATGAAA